GACCTAACGGGCATGATTGTGCAGCAGACCGAGCGAAATGAGGACGTTGACCCGTGGGAAGTGGTCGAGTTTCCTGCAATTAAGGACGACGGAGAGGCACTTTGGCCTGAGTTCTGGCCTGTTGAAGAGTTACTCTCCAAAAAAGCGGCTTTGGACATTCGGTATTGGAACGCCCAGTACATGCAGAAGCCCACGTCTCAGGAAGGCGCTCTAATTAAGAGGGAATGGTGGCAGTTGTGGGAAGGCGAGACCCCTCCCACGTGCGAATTCACCATTATGAGTCTGGACGCGGCCCAAGAGACGAATAATCGGGCCGACTACAACGCTCTGACCACTTGGGGGGTGTTTTTTAACGAAGAAACGAACAATTTCGCCATTATTTTGTTGAATGCGATCAAAAAACGGCTGGAATACCCCGAGTTAAAGAAGCTCGTGCTTGAAGAGTATAAGGAATGGGAGCCTGATTCGTTCATGGTCGAGAAGAAATCAGCCGGTGCGGCACTCTACCAAGAGATGCGGCGCATGGGCATACCCGTGCAAGAGTTCACCCCCGGCAAGGGACAGGACAAGATAGCGCGAGTAAATGCGGTATCAGCGCTGTTTGAGGGTGGTGTGGTATACGCTCCAGACAGGCGTTGGGCCAAAGAAGTTATTGAGGAGTGCAACGACTTCCCCTCTGGAACGAACGATGACTTGGTGGACTCCACAACCCTTGCACTGTTAAGATTCCGGCAGGGTGGGTTCATCCGTCTACCGACTGACGAGCCGGAAGACAATTTTATGCGCAACTTTCGTAAAAAAGCTGCGTATTACTAAGGACACATGATGGCAACTAATATGGATAAGGCTTTTTATCAAGCACCACAAGGTCTTGACCAGATCGATGAGGGTGATGAGCCAGCGCTTGAGATCACCATCGAAGACCCGGAGGCGGTTGAGATCGGTATCGACGGCATGCCTATTATGCGAATCGAAGAAGGCGAGAAAGAAGAAGACGACTTCAACGCCAACCTTGCCGAAGAAATGGATGAAGCAGCGCTGGCTACTCTGGCGGGGGACTTGATCGGAGACTTTGAGAACGACGTGTCTTCCCGCAAAGACTGGGTGCAGACCTATGTCGATGGGCTAGAACTCTTAGGCATGAAGCTGGAGGAGCGCATGGAGCCGTGGCCCGGCGCTTGCGGCGTCTACCATCCGCTGCTCACTGAGTCAGTGGTGAAGTTTCAAGCTGAGACCATGATGGAGACCTTCCCCGCAGCAGGGCCGGTCAAGACCCAGATCATTGGCAAAGAAACCCCCGAGAAGAAAGCTGCGGCTGAGCGGGTTAAGAACGACATGAATTATCAGATCACTGATGTGATGACTGAGTTCCGTCCCGAGCACGAGCGCATGCTCTGGGGTCTGGGCCTAGCTGGTAACGCGTTCAAGAAAGTCTATATCGACGTGCAGCTAGACCGTCAAGTGTCTATGTTCGTGCCTGCGGAAGATATGGTCATACCGTACGGGGCATCGTCCCTTGAGACGGCAGAGCGCGTGACTCACGTCATGCGTAAGACGGAGAACGAGGTCAGGGTCCTCCAGCACTCGGGCTTCTACCGCAAGGTTGAGCTTGGCACTCCCATCAACGTGATGGACGAAGTCGAGAAGAAGATTGCTGAGAAGCTTGGCTTCCGTGCTTCTGAAGACAATCGGTTCAAGCTGTTAGAGATGCACGTTGATCTTGACCTGCCCGGCTTTGAGCACAAGGACGAGGACGGAGAAGAGACGGGTATTGCGCTGCCGTATGTGGTGACCATTGAGAAGGGCACTGGCGAGGTGATGGCTGTCAGGCGCAACTGGAAGCCGGACGATGAGACGCATCAGAAGCGCCAACACTTCGTCCACTACGGCTACATCCCGGGCTTTGGCTTCTACTGTTTTGGCTTGATTCACCTCATCGGCGCGTTTGCTAAATCTGGCACTTCTATCATTCGCCAGCTGGTGGATGCTGGTACGTTGAGCAACTTGCCCGGCGGCTTCAAGACTCGCGGCTTGCGCGGCAAGGGCGACGACACTCCCATCTCTCCGGGCGAGTTCCGCGACATGGACGTGCCAAGCGGGACTATGCGTGACAACATCATGCCGCTGCCGTACAAGGAGCCAAGTCAGGTCTTGTTGGCGTTGCTGAACCAGATCATTGATGAAGGTCGCCGGTTCGCTGGCACTGTTGACCTCAACACTTCTGATATGTCGGCTCAGGCTCCAGTGGGCACTACGCTGGCAATTCTTGAGCGGCAGTTGAAGACGATGTCTGCCATCCAAGCGCGTATCCACTACTCGATGAAGCAAGAGCTTAAGTTGCTCAAAGAGATTATCCGTGAGTACACGCCGGTAGAGTACACATACGAGCCGGAAGAGGGCACTCCAGCTGCCAAGCAGAGTGACTACGACCAAGTCAATGTGATACCAGTTAGCGACCCTAACGCAGCCACTATGGCTCAGAAGGTTGTTCAGTATCAGGCAGCTTTGCAGCTTGCGCAGACAGCGCCACAGTTGTATGACCTACCCTTGCTGCACCGGCAGATGCTTGAGGTGTTGGGCATCAAAGATTATCAGAAGCTGGTCCCAATCGCTGAAGACATGAAGCCTCGTGACCCGGTCACTGAGAACATGAACATCCTGTCTAACAAACCAGTCAAGGCGTTTATCTATCAGGATCATCAGGCTCACATAGCTGTACACATGTCAGCGATGCAGGACCCGAAAATCCAAAGCATCGTTGGCATGAACCCGCAGGCGGCGCAAGCGCTACAGGCGGCAATGATGGCTCACGTCTTTGAGCACCTTGGCATGGAGTACCGCAAACAAGTTGAACAGGCTATGGGCCAGACCCTGCCGCCGTACAACGAGGACTCAGACGAAATGCAGATGGCTCCAGACATGGAGATCAAGGTCTCTCAGATGGCTGCACAGGCTTCTCAGCAACTCCTCCAGCAGAACATGCAAGAGGCGCAGCAGCAGAAGAACCAGCAGATGGCTCAAGACCCGCTCATCCAACTGCAGCAGGCTGAGCTTCAGATCAAGCAGCAGGACCTGCAGCGTAAGGCACAGAAAGACGCGTCTGATGCGCAGCTTAAAGGCGCACAGATTCAGGTTGAGAAAGACCGCATCGAAGCGCAGCAGGAGACCGAGGGTGCAAAGCTCATGGCTAAAACCATGCTTGACCGCGATCAGACTAAGGCGCGGCAAGAGTCCGAAGGCTTCCGTACGATGGCTGAGACGCAGCGGCACCAGCAGCAGATGGAGATGCAGAGAAGGCAACAGGATCAGAAAAAACCGGATAGAGGTGGCTGATGTACGAAATCTTACAGGCCACAAAAGTGGTCACAGACAACATTGACAACAGAGTCAAACAAATCGAAGAGGCTCTCGGGGCAAAAGCCGCGAAGAGTTTTGACGAGTACTGCGCGCTGTGCGGGGAAATTAGGGGTCTGCTCACCGCTCGCAATCTTTTAACAGACCTCACAAAAAACATGGAGAAGCTCGATGAGTGATATCAACTTGGTTCAGGCGGTGGACTTGTCCGCCCTACTGCACAAGACTGAAGATGAAAAAGCGAAACAGCTACCAAAGCCCTCGGGCTACAAGATTCTCTGCGCCATCCCGGAGCAAGAGGAGAAGTTTGAAGGCAGCGAGCTAGTTAAGTCTAGCGAGACTATTCGATACGATGAACTGTTGACCACCGTCTTGTTTGTTGTTGACTTAGGCTCAGACTGCTACAAGGACGCTACTAAGTTCCCCACCGGGCCTTGGTGCAAAAAAGGTGATTTCATTCTGGTACGGCCAAACGCTGGCACCCGACTGATCATCCACGGTAGAGAATTCCGCATCATTAACGACGACTCTGTTGAGGCTGTTGTTGAAGACCCGCGTGGAATCAAACGTCACTCTTAAAGGAGACATGTAATGGCAACAAAACCGGACGAATTTAAGTTCCCGCACGAGATTGAGGAAGAAGATAAGGGTAAACCCGAATCTGACATCGAGATTACGTACGAAGAAGATTCCGACGAGGTGAAAGTCGAGATCAAAGACGATACCCCTCCCGCAGACCGCAACGTCGATCCACTTCCGGATGACGTGAAGAACGCGTTGGAGACGGCTGATTCGTCAGAGGATTACTCTCACAACGTCAAGACCAAGTTCAAGCAGTATAAGAAGGCTTGGCATGATGAGCGCCGGGCTAAAGAATCGGCGTTGCGCGAGCAAAATGAGGCTCTGGGTATAGCCCAGCGTATCCTCGATGAGAACAACAAGCTTAAGCAACTGTTGCAAAAAGGCGAAACTGAACTTATCGATACGTACAAAAACTCTGCGGAAATGGAGTTGGATAAAGCCGAGCGTAACTATAAGGAAGCCTACGATTCGGGGGATTCTGACCAACTTTTAGCAGCTCAAAAAGAGCTGGTTCGGGCTGAAATGAAGCTTGATAAGACGAAAAATTTTCGTCCTACTGTACAAGTTCCCGAAAGTAGTGTACAAACTCAGCAAAAGCAGACTCAAGTCCAACCTCAAATGGACCCCAAAGTCTCTTCTTGGGTATCTGACAACCAATGGTTTGTAGACCCGAGCAAGAGAGGAATGCGTAGATACGCAGAGGGCGTTCACGAGGACCTTGAGGAACGCTACGGAAAAGCCTACATAGGCACAGACGAATACTTCAAGAGTATCGACAAAGAGGTTCGCAGACGGTTCCCAGAGGAATTCGACGCCGAGCAGAACGACGAGGTTGAGAAACCGACTCGCACACGTACAAGCACGGTGGTAGCGCCTGCTAGACGAAGTACGGCTCCTAAAAAAGTCATGCTTACTAAAACGCAGGTTGGATTGGCGAAAAAATTTGGCCTTACCCCCGAGCAATATGCTCGTGAATTAATGAAACTGGAGAACTGAAATGAGCGAAAACAACAGATTAAAACGCGAAGTTGAAAGCCGGACTATGCAGGAGCGTCCTAAGCAGTGGATGCCAGCAGAACTCTTGCCGGAGCCTGATAAGGAACCGGGTTTTGCGTACCGTTGGGTTAGAGTTGCTACTTTGAACGCGGCTGACCCCCGTAACCTCTCTGGAAAACTCCGGGAAGGTTGGGAGCCCGTCACCCTTGAAGAGCAGCCTACGATGAAACTGTTAGTCGATCCCAATAGCCGGTTTGCTGGCAATATTGAGATTGGCGGGTTGTTGCTCTGCAAGACACCAACTGAGTTTGTTCAGCAACGCAATGCAAGTGTGCAAAAAGTTACTGATGCTCAGACTCGTGCAGTAGATAACAATTTGATGCGCCAGAGCGACCCAAGGATGCCTATCTTTAACGAGAAGAAGTCCTCGACGAGCTTTGGAAAAGGTACATAAATTTTAGGAGTTCTTAAATGGCAGCTACAGCTTCTCCCTATGGGCTACGTCCCATTAACCGTATTGACGGCATGCCTTACGCAGGTGCAACTCAGACTTTTCTGATTGACCCCGCTGGTGAAGGCACAAACCTGTTTTACGGGCAAGTCGTTATCATCGGCGCTGACGGTTATATCGCCCTGTCTACCGCTACCGGCGCAGACATCACCACCAATAACCTTGGTGGCAGCGGCGTGGGTGCAATCGGCGTTTTCGTCGGCTGCGAATATGTCAATGCACAAGGTCAAGTGATTAACGCTCAGTACTACCCCTCCGGCACAACCGGCGTGGTTACGGCCAAAGTCATTACTGACCCATTCGTTACCTTCCAAGCACAGCTAGATGGTTCCGGCGCTCAAACAGTTTTGGGCACCAATACCTTCTTTGCCGCTGTACAGAGCACCTCCACTGGCTCAACCCAGACTGGTAACTCGACCAGCGCTTTGGAATCTACCGTGCAGACAACTGCTGCGGCTTTCCGTATCGTGGGCTTCGCGTCCACACCGGGCGACGCGTACACTGATGTGTTTGTTAAGTTCAACCCCAGTGCCCACTCGTATCTAAACAACGTCGGCCTGTAAGGAGTAAATCATGGCAATTTCACGCGCACAACTACTTAAAGAACTGCTCCCCGGCCTGAACGCATTGTTTGGTCTGGAGTATGCAACTTACCAAGAAGAGCACAAGGAACTCTACGAGACTGAAACCTCTGAGCGTTCTTTTGAAGAAGAGACGAAACTGTCTGGCTTCCAAGCCGCACCTGTTAAGAACGAGGGCTCTGCCATCGCTTATGACAATGCGCAGGAAGCATGGACTGCTCGTTACAACCACGAAACCATTGCTCAGGGTTTCTCGC